ACAAGATTGGTATATAAGTGCAAATATTTATACTTCTGCTACACTAGATGACAATACTGGTGCATTTTATGGGCTAGTAAACGAAAATTTAAAAGGTTTAAGTCAGATGATAAGTGACGAACCTAATATTTGGAGATAATTATGGATTGGTTTCAAAGTAAAACAGGACAACTCATTGCTCTTGCAACAATAGTTACAACGCTTGCAGGCTTTGGCTACAGTGGAGCTACCTATGTTAATCGCATAGCCAACCTAGAAGCTAAGATTGGTGGGCTAGGCGAAACAGAAAGCGAAATGAAAGTTATTGAAGAACGCTTTGCATCTATAGAAACATCAGTACAGTTTTTAGAAAAAGAAATAGATAGTGTAGAAGTACCTGATCTTACTGAAATAAAAACTGATATAGCTACTATAAAAGCTGACCTACAATTTTTAGAAAAAAATATAAGTAAACTCGAAGACAAAGACGATAATCCATTAAACGGATAATGCGTTATTTTTTAGGCGTTATTTTTATTACAGGATGTGCCATGCCTATAGCTGAAAAAAAATGGTCTGATTCTTACGATCCTGCAAAATGGCGTGCTCAATATGAGATTTGTAAAACAAAATTGTTTACAAAATACCCTGCTGAGATAGATAGCGTGGAATGGAACAAATGTATGGGAGAGTTTAAGTGAGTAAAATATTTATAGGAATTATTTTTACTTTAGGACTATTTACATTGTTTCTTTGGAATGAAAACTCAAAATTAGCAGAACTTAATCAAGCATTTGAGCTTAGAGACAAAGAACAAAAACTAGCATTGGAATCAGTACAAAATGATTTTGCACTCCAAACATCCAGTCTGAATAATTTGCAAACAAAAAATAACGCTATAGAATTAGAAATGAGTCGTTATTTAGACATTTTTAAACGACATAATCTTACCAAGTTAGCAAATGCAAAGCCTAGTTTGATTGAAACGAGGGTAAATAATGGAACTAAACAAGTATTTGATAGCATCGAAGCAGACAGTAGGCGTATTGATAGCCTTGATGATGGTTTGCAGTTGCAGTCTGATTCCTAGCAGACAACAAGTAGATATAATCACCAAACCCATTGAACGAATCATCGTTCAACCTGTTATGCCTAGAGAAATTGATCTCAAAGAACCTTATTGGTATGTAGTTTCAGGCAAAAACTTAGATGAGTTTCTCAAAACAGTAGAAAAAGACCAAGGAAATGTAGTGTTTTTTGCTATGTCTGTACCTGATTACGAATTAATGGCATACAACATGCAAGAACTTAAACGATACATTAATGAGCTACAAGAAGTTGTGGTTTACTACAGAACAGTGACTACAACTAAAAAAAAGGAGTAATTATGGAAATTTCGTCAGAAGGTATTTCGTTAATTAAAAAATTTGAAGGATGTGAACTTAAATCTTACAGATGTGCCGCTAATGTACTAACAATTGGCTATGGACACACTAAAGGTGTTACAGAAGACATGGAAATAACCCAAGAAGAAGCAGAAAAAATGCTTAAAGACGAGTTAGTAGATTATTGTAACTATGTAGATAAGTATGTAGAGGTTCCACTAGAACAGCATCATTTTGATTCGTTAGTTAGTTGGGTTTACAATTTAGGACCAACCAATCTTAAGTCCAGTACGCTACTTAAAGTGTTAAATGACAAGGATTATGAAGGTGTACCTGCTCAAATTAAGCGTTGGAACAAGGCAAATGGAGTCGTTAAAGAAGGTTTAATACGCAGACGAGAAGCTGAAGCATTAATGTTTGAAGGAAAAGATTGGTATGAGATTTAATTGGTTTATAATTTCTTTAGGCATTACTCCATTAGTGCTTAGGGCAAGGTAGAACCAAAAATGTCACTATCTATCTATCTTGTCCGACTCTTAGATTAATGAATTTAGATAATTTAAAAGATTTTGATATTCTTTCGCCCCAAGACAAAGCTGAAGCATTAGCTTTAATACAAAAATACGATGACTTAGGAAAACAAGAGTCTTGTCAAAAAGATTTTTTGTCTTTTGTTAAACACATGTGGGGTGACACTTTTATTGAAGGTAGACATCACAAGATTATTGCTGATAAATTTAATCGTATTGCACAAGGAAAGTTAAAAAGGCTAATTGTTTGCTTACCACCAAGACATTCTAAATCAGAATTTGCATCAACCTTTTTACCTGCATGGATGATGGGATTAAATGGAGCATTAAAAATAATTCAGTGTACTCATACATCAGAATTAGCAGTTCGTTTTGGTCGAAAAGTGAGAAATTTAATTGATTCTGAAGATTTTAAGACTATTTTTCCTAATGTTAGCTTACAAGCAGACAATAAATCAGCAGGCAGATGGACAAGTAACATGGAAGGTGAGTTCTTTGCCGCAGGTGTTGGTGGAGCCATTATAGGTCGTGGTGCTGATTTACTTATTATTGATGATCCACATAGTGAACAAGATGCACTATCACCAAAATCTATGGACTCTGCATATGAATGGTATACATCAGGACCTAGACAAAGATTACAGCCCGGTGGAACTATTGTTATTGTTATGACCCGTTGGAGTACAAAAGATTTGGTTGGCAGAGTTTTAAAAAAACAAGGTGATGATAATGCTGACCAATGGGAAATCATTGAATTTCCTGCAATTATGCCATCAGATAAGCCTTTGTGGGGTGAATTTTGGAATAAAGAAGAGTTATTGGGGGTTAAGGCATCTCTACCTGTAGCTAAATGGAACTCTCAGTGGATGCAAAACCCTACTGCTGAAGAAGGAGCAATTGTTAAAAGAGAATGGTGGAAAAAATGGCATGGCGAACAAGTGCCATCTTATGATTATGTAATTCAAAGTTATGATACTGCTTTCTCTAAAAAAGAAACTGCTGACTATTCAGCAATCACTACATGGGCAGTTTTTGAACACCAAGATGACGACATACCATGTATTATTTTATTAGATGCAAAAAGGATGCGTGTTGATTTTCCTGAACTTAAAAGATTAGCATGGGATGAATACAAGTATTGGGAGCCTGACTGTGTTTTAATTGAGGCTAAAGCATCAGGAACACCTTTAACACAAGAATTAAGAAGAATGGGCATACCTGTGACTTCATACACTCCTAGCAGAGGTCAAGATAAAGTTGCTAGAATGAACAGCGTTGCACCTATTTTTGAATCAGGAATGGTTTGGGCACCTGATGAAACTTTTGCAGACGAAGTTATTGAAGAAATGGCAAGTTTCCCTTATGGTGATAATGATGACTATTGCGATAGTTCTACTATGGCATTGATGAGATTTAGACAGGGTGGGTTTTTATCATTGCACGAAGATTATCAAGATGAAGTAAAATTATTAAGAAAAGATAGAACAGTGTATTATTAACCAATGAAGATTTTTGTTACATCGTTTATTTGGGATGGCATTGAACATGCAGGACCTAACATTTTTGCTGAAGATGAAAAAATAGCAGAAGCTATCGCTGAATATCAAGGATTACAACTTAATGGCGAATTACAAGAAATTCATAGTGAGGAGTTATATGGATTTCTAAAAGAATTTAATGAAAAAAGAGTGATACACTAAGGTTTATTATGGCAGTTGAAAGAGTATTAGGCACAGAAAATGACCCTGACATAATTGAGTCAGGAAGTTCTGTAGAAATTATCCCTGAACAAAGTAGGTCAGATGCAATAAATGATGCAGACAACATTATGGTTGTTGACGATGAAGTTTTGCTTGATGAACAAATTGCAGCAGAATTAGCAAACGCACAAAACGAAGAAGAAGACTTTTTTGCTAACTTAGCTGAATTTGTTGATGAAGATGAACTGTCAAAACTATCATCTAATTTAATTGATTCTATTAAAGGCGATCTTGAGTCAAGAAGTGATTGGGAAAAAACATACACCGATGGATTAAAATATTTAGGAATGAAATTCGATGAAAGTCGATCACAACCATTTCAAGGATCATCAGGCGTAATTCACCCGATCCTTGCAGAAGCAGTAACCCAGTTCCAAGCTCAGGCTTACAAGGAGTTATTGCCTGCTAAAGGACCAGTCAAGACACAAATTCTTGGTCAAAGAACTATTGAAACTGAATCTCAGGCTGAAAGAGTGCAAGAATTTATGAATTATTACATCATGAATGTAATGGAAGATTATGACCCTGAATTAGATCAACTGTTATTCTATCTGCCACTTGCAGGGTCTTGTTTTAAGAAAATTTATTTTGATTTTGTTTTACAAAGAGCTATTTCTAAGTTTATTCCACCTGAAGATTTAATCGTTCCTTACGAAGCTCCTGACATGTCCTCAGCAGAAAGGATTACACATGCGATTACTATGTCTCGCAATGAAGTCAAGAAACAACAACTATCAGGCTTCTACATTGATGTAGACATTCCTGAAGAATCTTATGAAAGTCGAGATGA